CTTCATAAGCTTTAAAATTACTAGGATCAATGAAGGGCTTTAGAGCATATTGAGATTTCCATATCTTGTCAATCTCCTCATCAGCAGGTTTTAATTTGCTAACTGGCTCAAATTCAGATTTATCATAATTCCAATAACCATCAACTTTTCTGATTTTTAGTTTAAAGTTTGCACCTTCCCAAAAATCAAATGGGTTAACTGCCTTCTCATCTTCAAAAGCAGGATTCATTGCTTCAGTAATCTTATCAAATATCTTTTTACCAAATTTGAATAAGAATACTTTGCCTTCATTCTCTGGATGTTTAGGATCAGATACTACAAAGATATTAGAATAGTAAGATAACTTTCTTTTTCTCTTTCTAGCAATTTCTTTATCGGCTTCTATGCCTGTATTCCACAACCTTGTGTTTTCTTCACTAACAGGATCCTTTTTGTTTAGTGTAGTTAAAGAGTTTTCAATATACCATTGACCACCTGGTCCTTGAAACGCATGATTCCAGACTCTTTGCCAAGGCATATCTTCGCCTTCTATAGCAGGTAAGAATCTTAATACTGCGTAACCATTGCCAGACTTATCTAGTTCAGGTTTCCATAACCTGTCGTCTTGGTACTTGTTTTTCTTTTCGGGTTGATCTATTGTTTTTTCTAACTGTTTTGTTAGAGAGTCAAAATTAGACTTTGACTTTTTTAGGGCTTCTAATGCACTTGACATTGTATTATACTCCTTGTATATATTGTTGTACGTATTTGTATTAATGTATATTTAATTGTAAATATAATATTATTTATACACTTTTTACAGTTTATTTAGCAATTATATCACTTTTGACTCAATCTGTCAAGCAGCTGTGCCTGTGTGATATATGTTAAATTCTTCTCATTTCCCAATAGTTCTTTATTAGTGGGTTTATCGTCATCTGACTTATTGACTTTATAAAACGACACGTTAGGGTTGTCTTTCAATACTCGTAACCACTCTGCTTCCCATATACCTGTAGGTGTGGGTTCAAAATGTGCTGATGAGTAGTTTTTAGTACCCTTGTAAATGTTGTTATATAATTTTGTATCTGATATTAAGTCCATACCTATCATATAGACTTCGGTAGGTTTATCATACTTACATGCAACATGGCCTGCTGTAGCACCAGCATGATAGCCTGGGTCTTCCCATTCTTGTGTCATATCGCCGTCTGTAATCCATGATACATAAATGTGGGTGTTGTCAACATCTTTCTTAAACTTCGTGCCATCTTCTTTTCTTATAGTTGCTTCACCTTTGATTGTATGAGCATTCATAACGTACATGTCACCTTTATCTGCGTTTGTAACTACCTTATCTGCCTTATCTTTGTCTTGTGTATGTAACATGCCTTGTAACATTGTATCATACATAAAATTAGGTACTTTAGTCCATTCTCTAAAATAACATGGTATCTTATGAGCAATACCCTTGTGATATATTTCGTGTGTCATTGTGCTATCAACTGCGATCAATACATCTGGTAAAGGATTATCTCTATAGTAAGCATTACAAGCATATATCTTACCATGTTCTCTTAACTTTGTCAAGTCAAAATCTTTACGACTTTCACCATTGCCAATAATAAAAACTCTATTCTTCATAACTATTCCTTGTCTAGGCCATCTTTCTTCAGCAGTAGGAAATCTATCCATAATAATAATTTGCTAGACCTACAATTAACAATGTAACTAAAATAGAATTGAGTACTAACAATGCTCTATCATGCCACAAGTAACCTACGTATGCCCAACCTGCTGTACCAAATAGACCTAACCACATATCAATGTGTGGCATTGTACCTACACTTCTGGCCACAGTAGCAAACAATACTAGAAATACTGATACCCATTTTACATACCAAGACAAGTCACCTCTAGGTGTTACCTTTTTAATTACTCTACTGCTGTTTAGTTTAGCAATCTTCTCATCTAGTTTTTCTTTTATTGGTTCAATTGTCATCTTAACTACTTTCCATATTATGTAATACCAAGTCTGTGGTTTCTTCCGATAGGTTAATATTTGCTACTATATACATTGATTGTGCCTTCCCACCACGAGCACTTGTAAATACTATATGTTCTTTACAAGTATTTAAAAAATATAATCTTCCGTGTTCAAAATGTAAAATTTTACCATCTAAAATAAAATAATTAAATGGTGGATTACAATTATAGATTGGTAAAAACAACCTAAACGATTTATTTTCTCTTTCATAATGGTCTCTATGGGATGGGAATTGTCCACCAGCTGACTTCTTAATAATATGAGTTCTTCCTAAATGATTTTTGAATTTTGATAATACTGATTCAACATAAGGCCAAAAGGGTGTTAGAGTTTTAAAATCTGGTTCATCAAGGTATATATTATGTTCTTCTTCATATTCCTTTAATGAATCTAAATCTGGTTTACCAGAAAACCCACCATCTAAACTAGTAATACTTAAACCATATCTAGGAATGTTTTTTCTAGGATTATATTGAACCCATTTGTCATTAAATAATTTTAAACCTTCCTCAAATTTTTTATAATCTAATTTAAAAGTCAAAGGCAAAACATCGCCATATAGTGCTATTCTTGTCAATAAGTAACTCATGTCCTTCTCTTTCTAAAGTATCTTCTCCATAATGCTGATCTAGTCATTGACACTACGGTAAATATCAATGCGATACCCATACTATCAAATATACTAGGGTGTAAATCAAACAAAGGAAATATTAATAATTGTATGAGTACGGCTAATATAAAACCACTACCTACATCTACTATGCTTTCAAATATATCTTTCATCTTTTTTTCTTCTTCTTTGTTATGTGTTGATAGTCTAGGTAACCTGAACACCACTCATAAAAACTATCATTATTAGCAGGCCAACATGAGGCAAATGTTTTGTCCTTACGTTGCTGTCTATATTCTTCTCTTACTTCTTCTTCGGTTAGTTTTCGCTCTTCGCTCATACAAACACCTCTTTCATTATAAACTTACACTTTGTTATATTGAATTTGATAAACGGATTGAGTTTCTTTAACTTAAATGATTTTTCAGGCCAGATAATAGTTTCTTTAATCTCTTTGTCCCAACGTTTAACAAACCCTAATATCTTATCAAGTATGATTACCGTTTGAATTGAGATAGTATCCGACAACAATAGTCGTAACAAGCGTGGATGCTGGCCATTAGAAACGAGAAACAAATCATCAAAATGAATCCCGTCAGCATTAAGCCTATTATTGAGTAATACACAATCGCTTCTAAAATTGTACGTAAATGATTGATTATACTTTCGCCATTTATTGTATGTAGTTTCGCCATCTGCTCTAACTAGATTACCTATCCATGTTTTACTATTATGGAAGAAATTACAAACAAAATATTCTAACATCTCTTCCCTCGTATATTTAGTTGTAAGTTTATGAAAGAAAAATCTATCATTTCTTTTAAGAAAGGTATTAAATGATGAATTGACTTTGGCATTGTGTTTGTAAAAATCGTAAGTATTAGATGTAAAATGTAATTTGATTGCCAAATATAATGTATATGCTTCATAACTATTCATATAGGTAAGATTGCTGTGCTTGATTTCTCAACCAAGTTCAATTTCTCTGCCTCAATTTTTATCTTTTCTTTTAGTGATTTGTTTACTAAAGGACCTATACTTGCTGTATCTATGTCATTGTCTTCACAATATTTTAATACTGCGTCCATGTAACCGATACGCTTCTCTTTTACAATACCTTCAATTATCAAACCAAACTTTTTACTATTCATCAGCATTATAGTTTTCTAACTATGTGTTTTCTTAATGCTCTTGTTAGTTCTTCAATCTTATCTATTATTGAAATTAGACTCGGGTCTGTAATAAACTTTTGGTTTTCTTTCAACTTGTCGTATTCTTTTAATGAAATCTGTACCATCGGTGATGGACTGGCCGATTCATTTTCGTATGTCATATCACTACCATGTTCTTTGTGTGATTCATACATTCTTTTATCTTCATCTGTCATAATATTTCCTCACTTTATATACTATAATTATATCATATTTGTATAAAATGTCAAGCCTGTTTCTGTTACTAGGTACAGGCAAACCCTTATAGCAGATTAAGCTGCCATTGCAAAGTTATTATTTGCGTTTATAAATGACTATAAGGTTGTCAACCATTTAACTCCAGTATGTTTTATCTGTGAATCGATCCTGTATCATCCCCCATAAGCACACTTGAAATCAATGTGTTTATGGTGGAGATGCCGAGAATTGCACTCGGGTCTTCCCCAGGTATTATCATACCTTCAACGTCAAATTCTTATAAATTTGTTCCTAAGTTTGGTGGTTCAGTCCATTTTAAACCAAATGACTTATACATCATACAAGATTCTGTAGCACCCATATTGGTTACTACTGCAATTGATTGAGTAAAGTCTTCTGATATCCAGTAGGTAACATAATAAACTATCTCACCATCTTCCTTTGCACCAGCTCTACCCACAGACATATTCGCCATAATAAAGTTAAATGTTTTTAAATACTCTTCCACATTTTCCTGTGTACCACAAATTACTGGCATAGACATCCAATATAATTTCTGTTCGCCTTCAGGCTGTAAAGGCTCTATAGTGTCAGATGGCGTTTGCTCCGCCATAGTAACACTTATAAAAAATAGTAATCCGATTATAGATAGTAATAGTTTTTTCATAGTTAGCCTTTCGGTCTAACTATTTATACTAGTCCTGTCTAAAAAGTCTTTCGTGTGCTTATAAAACAGCTCTTGGTGTTTTGCAATGCTCTCTGGACCATGTATCCACTCTTGTACAAACCCGTCTTCACAGGCAGCCAAGATAACCGTTTGTTCTATCTTTTTGTTAGGATAGATTTCTTCAAACATTTTAGCATATGCTGAACATTGTAAGAAGTTACCATAGTTGTAGTCTTTATCTCTTTGTTTAGTAGAGGTCTTAAAATCAACAACAGATAGTTTGCCTTTGTATTCAGCAATACAATCTACTTGACCTGCAACACCTATCTCTTTTGAGTATAGGTATTCTTCTACACAATGTATATTATCAAGTCTAGCAAGATAAGGTTTAATAATTCTAAACAGACCTAGTGGTGTCACAGCTGTGATACCCATAGACTTCTCATCTTGGTTTCTTATATGATTTTCTATTAGTGTGTGGGTTGCCTTACCTCTATTTATAGCAGAGGCAGATATGTAATTGGCCATCTTCTCACCAACTGCATTACGCCAACCTTCTATTTTTACTTTTCTTTCGGGAATCGCACCTAGAATAGAAGTAACGGAAGGCATATTAATGCCATCAATAGTATAATATCTTATACCATCTTTGTTCTTGCCTTTCACACCTAAATTTTTAGGTAGTTTTTCTTCATTCAGTTCTACATAATTAAACGCCATAATATACCTTCCTTAATTATTATATAATCATTATATCAAGCTTTACAAGATTAGTCAAGCACCTATATACCTTTTTGCATATATTGGTCTATAATCTTGTCTTGTTCTATCTTTTTGTCATCATTAAGACGTTCAACAGCTCAACTAGGGTCATACGGTTCATAGACCGTCTTGCCATCATCATTTCTGTATGCTCTCAATACTTGTTTTCTGTTTTCTTCTTTGTTCTTATATGAACAATGAATCCATCCACTATTAGGTTCCTCTGGTTTGTGAAACTCTAATATTAATTGGTCAAAATCAAGGTTGTCAATAATATACTTTGCTAAATCAGCGTTAGCAATTCCAAAGATTTCAAAGTCCGCAGCCTGGCCTTTAGCGTGCTGGGACCTCATACTTGATCCTATTTTTACACACAATTCAGGACTACGATAACCACTTGATACAGATACCACTTTGCCATAATGCTCTCTAACTTTTTGTAGAACATTATCACATAGCTTTTTTAAGTTATCCATATGATCTTCGCTTGGATTATTGCTAATACCATGTCTATCTGCTGTTTGTGAAGCAGTTAATTCTTTAAGCGAAAAGTTTTTGCTTAGTTGCATTTAGTTTATCCTTTGCATTTAGTTTAATTTTCTTCAAGGTTCTTACATTAAACCATAATTTAGATGATCTATCATTTCTTCTTTTGTCTTCCATTTCATTTACTGCTCTTTTTAGTTCTTTATGATGAGCTTTAACTTCTAACATGTTACCCCCTTGTAAGTTTTAACACTTTGTCCATCTGAGCCTTGATAATTGGTCCTCTATTTGGCCAATGTATATAAGGTTCATTAGACTTTGATAAGTTGTATAAAAAAGGCAATACAATCTTTTCAATCTCTTTAAATCTCTTTTGTACATCTGCGTCTGCGATCTCTTTATTTACAGTTTCCTTTTCTGCTACGATCTGCATAACCTCATTCATAGCAGATTTTATATCAGATACATCTGATTTAATTTTTGCTAATTCTAGTGGGTCAGCACTTGGCTGACTTTGTGTTGTTTCTTCAGCTGGTTTTTTAGACACAGGAGTAAAGCCATAGTCAATATCTGTATCAAAATCTCTCATAAAATCAGGTATATCTGCCATAGTTATTCTCCTTTATTTTTCTTTGCTGTTATTATTGGTTTAGTTACTAATTGATTGACTACTGTTGTCCATGGGTCTATACTCATATCTTTCATAGCACCACAATTTGATAACAGTAATCCTGCACATAATATAGGCAGAATCTTCAAGCAGAAAACTCTGCCTATTATTGATTTGAACAATAAGCGGATTGACTTATTAGACTCGGACATACGGTCGTTGTTGTTCAGTTGCTCGCTTTGTTCTATGTCTATATTATTTATTTTTTGCATTTTGTCTAGCACGGTGTTTTTTAACTACTTGTTCCGTCTTAATCTGTTTAATACTTTTCTTACCTACTTCATTCGCAAGAGCACTTTGTGGGTGTGCTTCTGCAACTTTTGATAATGTTTCTTTCCATCCTTGATCATTTTTATAACTCATACCTGACACACCTGCAACAATATTAACACTTGTAATCTGTTGTTTTATATGCTTGTTCTTTTTAAGATATGATTCCATTTCGCTTATTGACATCATGTCAGTAAAGGTCTTACCTGTTCGCTTGTTTTCAAATGTGTATAGGGGCATTTATTATTTTAGTGATAGATGAAACAGTAATTGATTTGTTGCTAATAGCATATCTTCTAATATACTATCTAGGTCCATTTGACCTACTACTTTAGGGTGCTCTGATATTTTAGTTATTCTAGCAACTTGTTTCTGCACCTCACCTCTTACTTGACTATTATCAGCATAGTTCATTATGCCTGGTCTTAATTCTGCACTAAACTTAAT